GAACACACATGTTCCTAGGGAGCACACATGTTTGAATTGAACCCGGTAATATACTTAGGACCTCCCGGTACAGGCAAAACCACTGCCCTACTGAATATAGTCGAGGAGGAAATGTTCAATGGTGTGGCCCCTGACCGTATAGGGTACATGACATTCACACGCAAAGGCGTGGAAGAAGCTATTTCACGTGCGAGTGAGAAGTTCAACTTGCCACGTGCAAGGTTTCGGTATTTCAACACATTGCATTCCGCTGCATTCCGGCACTTAGGTCTAAAGACCGACGACATCTTCACCGGTCATAAAGTCGGTGAGTTTGCCAAAGAATATGGATATGAAATACATGGTGGGTTATCGTCAGATGATGGCACCTATACAAACTTCGTAGGTGATGACGTAGTCTTATTTTTTGAGAACTATGCGAGAATCACACGACAACCGGTTGAGCAAATACTAAGTCAGCACGATTATATTGTCCCTGATTTTACCCGGTCGATGGCCATCATTAGCAATCTTCACGCCCATAAAGAAAAGAAAGGATTGCTGGATTTTACAGATATGATTGAAGAGTTTATATCGCTCAATGCCCCGCCGAGGTTGGAGGTTTTGATTGTCGATGAAGCTCAAGATCTTAGCGAATTACAGTGGGAAATGGTGGAGATTCTAGCACAACATGTAGAACGAGTATATATTGCAGGTGATGATGACCAGACCATCTATGGCTGGGCTGGTGCCTCATCACGATTTATCACAATGCCCGGTGAAGTCCGTATGCTGAGCCAGAGCTATAGAGTACCAGCTTTAATTCATCAGCGGGCAAGTGAGGTTATAGAGCAAGTAGGAAACCGACGACCGAAGCTATGGTTGCCGCGTTCAGCTCAGGGTAAAATGTCATGGCTTCATACCATAGACGAATTAGACCCTAAGCAACTGAACATGTCTATTATGATGTTGGGGAGGACAGTCAAGCTGATACGCAACCGGTTTGTTCCATGGTGTCGCGCGAATGGTTTGCTCTATCGGTATTTCGATGCGAACAGCATCAAACCGGCATTTGCGAGAGCTATTACGGCTTGGAATGATATCCATTCCGGACACACCATACCGGTTACAGACGCAGTTAAGATCTACGATCTTCTGCCTTCAGAGAATAATAGACGGATTAAAGTTGGGATTGCTCATGGCTCCAAAGCAAAACTCAACCGGTTGGTTAAGGAGCAGGAGGGCGGCGATATTTCGCTACAGGAGTTACAAGATGAATATGGGTTGAATGTAAGAGGCAAGTGGCGAGAGGTATTTACTGAGATTGACCCCCGAGAAGCCGATTATATTCAACGGGTTATTGACAATGGGTACAATCTTCTTCAAAAGCCTAATATTCATATCTCAACTATCCACCGGGTAAAGGGCGGACAAGCTGATAAAGTGGTTATGTTGTCCGAGACCGCTAAGCTTGCAGATAAGTTTGCCACCAACACAGATGACGAAGCCCGTGTATTCTACACCGGTATGACTCGGGCATTCGAGGAACTAACTATTATTCACCCTGAGCGCCGCTATCACTTTGATGGGTTACTAGAATGAACACACCAATAGCACAGATCAAAGACCCTACCGTACGGTTTCTAGCTTTCCTAATCGAGAGGGATGCTATTTATCAACGGAAGTCTAGTGGCAAACCATGGCCATGGACGAACGACCTTATCTTACAACAATACCGGTTTACTGAGATTTACCGGGAGAGGGATCGTACATCCCTGCACTATCAAAAAACGGTGCGTGACCGGTATGGAGACAAAAATTCTTGGGTTTTACCTGGGACGGTTCTTTACCGGTGGTTCAACAGAATATCTACATGTAATGAACTGTTTAATCAGCCTGATCTCGAAGGTAATTACAGCGTATTTGAACGATATGTATTATCCGGTTGTAAGAATAAATCTATTCTATTGGAATGTATCGATCGAATCCCTCCGCCCCACATAACCGGTGCTTTCATTATTACGGGGGAGCAGGGTTACGAAAAAGGACCAGGAGTCGTATCTTATTTCCATATGTGGGCTCAAAAGCCGTGGGCGGCCACGTGGGACTTTTGGTCAAAAAATCCACCATTATTGGAAGGTATGTACGAATGGCTCCGGACAGACAGTCGTGGACTCGGAAGTTTTATGGCGGCTCAATTAGTAGCGGATTTAAAGTATGTGTCTTTCATGAGAGATACTTCGGACTGGTGGTCGTGGGCATCACCGGGACCGGGGAGCAAGAAGGGGTTGAATATTATTCACGGTCGTCCAATGGATGCTCCATGGAAGGATGCAGAATGGTTGAAAGGAATACAAGCTCTCAATAAAATTGAAAACGTGAGCCTAGCTCCCTTAGGTCCATTCCATTGCCAAGACACACAGAACCATCTTTGCGAGTTCTCTAAGTATGAGAAGGTTCGTACTGGTGTAGGAAGACCACGACAAGTCTACCGGTAAACACAAAGAGGCTACCATGTCTGAGATGGCTATTATTATCCCAACTCACGGTCGATCAAACGAACAACTCACTGTGCAGAATCTGCCCAAAGGCAAATTCATGAAGCAAGTTACTCTCGTATGCCCAGAGCAGGAATATAACCGGTTGAGGGGTATGCGGACGGATTATGATGTGGTGGTTCAACCTGACCCGACTTGGAAAATAACTGCCAAGCGTGAATGGATAATACAGGAATGGATTCGACGTGGATACGAAAAAATTTTTATGCTTGACGATGATTTGAGGTTCGCTACCCGCAAATCCAAAACCGGTACATCACTTGTGCCTATCACAGATGATGCACTCGTAGCAGAATTTCAGCGGATCGAAGACAAATTGGGTCCAGAGTTCCCACACGTAGGCTTCGCTCAACGTCAAGGGAATAACACCATTAAGGAGACCGGTTGGAAAACTCCAGGTAAAATGGTCTGCACTCTCGGTTATTATCTTCCCATTGTAGCAAAGGAGGTTGATTGGAGCCTTATCGAGCTACGTGAAGATATGTGTGCTACCTTGCAACTCTTGTTGAAGGGTTACCCAAACGCCTTATGGACCGATACGGTAGCAGACCAAAGAGAGTTCTCAGCACCAGGAGGGTGTAGTCGATATCGTACAGTTGATATGAATAATGAAGAAGCAAAGCGGCTTGCAGCATTGTTTCCCCAATATATCTCGTTAGTTGATCGTGAGTACCATGATGGTAGTCATCGAGTCGAGATTGTAGTCCAGTGGCAGAAAGCTTTGGAGGAAGGGCGCAATGCACGTAATCAAATCGACTAATGTACGGGATGCTTTGCTTTCCGCAGTTCACCATCTTGTACTCACTGGTCACGTTCAACCAACGCGTGCAGGAGACGCGATAGTCGCACCAGAACCGGTTACTCTTGTTTACCGTCACCCCAAGCAGCACGTTCTCCTTGATCCTATCAGAGACGCGAATCCGTTTTTCCATCTTCTGGAAGCGATGTGGATGCTTGCAGGAAGGCAAGACGGTGCTTTCTTGGACCATTACATCAAAGACTTCAGTAAGAACTATGGAGTCAATGGTGTAATTCTTGACTCCTATGGATACCGATGGAGGTATGGTTACAAATATGACCAACTAGACGAGATTATCAACCAACTACGCAGAGACCCTAATACTCGCCAAGCGGTGTTAGCGATGTGGGGAGCAGGCAGTGATGATCTACGAGCTATGTCTGGCAAGCCCTGTAATCTTTCTGCTGTATTTAGCATTCGAAGGGGCGCTCTAAATCTCACAGTATTCAACCGGTCAAATGACCTCATATGGGGAGCTTGTGGAGCGAACGCTGTTCACTTCTCTATTCTATTGGAATACATGGCAGGACGACTCGGTCTACCAATAGGCTTCTACTCACAGGTCACTAACAATCTGCACATGTATGTCGCCGAACATGACCGGTTATGTCGGCGGAGTGAGGGAGGACAATTTGTCAATTCATATCGTGTCGCACGTTATAGTGACACATCACCCTTAATGGCAGATCACTACAACTTTAGTTCTGAACTATGGCACCTTATGGGATTTATCGATGAGCTTCATGCAGGTAAGCTCGCACAACTTAGATCGAATTGGTATAACCCGTTCTTAGGATGGACCGTAGCGCGTATGGCTATTGTCCATTATCTCTATAAACAGGGGAACATGGAAGATGCATTAGATATCGCTAATACAATTGGTGCTGAAGACTGGCGATTAGCAGCGGTGCAATGGTTGGAACGTCGAAAGAAGGAGGGTGCTCATGACGCCAGAACAAATCTTAGTTGATACCCGTCTTGCTGGGCAAGTATTAAGGTACCACACCTGGCCGACTATCCACAAGCAAACGGTGGCTGAACATACGTGGCAACTGCTACGTATCTATCTCGCAGTGTGTGAGGGTCGTCCTAACCAAGTTGTCATGAGACATATCATCATGCACGACGTAGGGGAGATTACAACCGGTGATTTGCCCTACCCGATCAAACATAATAACCCTCCATTGAAGGAGATCATGGATGGGTTGGAGTTTGCAGCGGTTGATACCCAGATGGTTTACTGGAATATCGAACCACCGGTGTCTCTCCAGTCTGAAGACAAAAAGCTTGTCAAACAAATCGAGATGATGGAGATGGCTGAGTTTGGTATGAATGAAATCACTCTGGGGAATCACTACGGCTGGCCGATAGCTGACCGGTGTTTAGGATACGTTTACAGACAACCGATCAGTCCTAAGTTCATCAAGTATGTACAAACCCGAATCGAACACTTCTTCATGCCATCATCACTGGCAGAGATCAGTGTAAAGAATCCATGGTGGCATCCACCGGTATGGGACAGTCAGGACCGTCTCTCTAAAGCTGCGGAGTAAGAAGATGGGCGCAAACGATCGGCAAGTGGGCGGCAAGCACTATCAAGCCAAGTACCAGTTCTGGGACTTAGCGGTAGATCTTCAAATGGATTATTTGGAGGGAAGTACAGCGTGCTATGTGGCTCGGTGGCGCAAGAAAGGAGGACGTGAAGACTTAGAAAAGGCGTTGCATTATCTCGAGAAAATTAAGGAGACGGTTAAGTATCCTAGACAACGGATCATACCACGAGAGGATGTACTAACAAAACTCCGCTACTATGGTCAGTACAATGAGTTAGCGACAGATGAGATGCGAGTAATCTTTCTTATCTGTGCCGCTACTGCAACAGAAGATTACACTGATGCAGAAGAAATTATAAACGAGATGATTAATAACCACGCACATAATTCTTAGTTGCCAGTCACACTAACATATGCTATACATAGCGCCCCGGCCCGGCGTTGGTGCCCCGGTTTCGTAGGTAACCCCGGTGAACCACCGAAATTCTATGGTTCCCCTATAGAAGTCCTGGGCCGGGGACCCCTTTTAAGGCACCGCTGGCGCGCCCACACCGCGCCAGCACCTACCCTACCGGCCCCACCGGTGCAACGCATGGGTGATAGGTTTGCCGGGCACCACGAGGCATCCTACCATGGCCACCACCACGCAAAAAGTGCCGTTCCGCCTAATAGAAACACCGTGCTGTCATACGCTACTTTGTTATGTCAATTCTCGCCTACCTAACTACTGTTCCGAATGTGGTTCACGAATCTTTGCACAACTGAAAATTGGAACCGGAGTGTTGCAGGAAACAACCGGTTGGTTACGACTGGAGGAGGAGGAATAGCTATGGCTGGCAAGAAGCAACCCAACTTCGATCAAGGTATTTTACCAGGTATGGATGCTCAAACCAATTGGGTCATGCCAACAGAGTTGCCAGATCTATCTAGAGAGACTGAAATTGCCATCGATACCGAAACCTGTGATCCAGGACTTAAGAAGGGTATCGGACCTGGATTCTACATGTTTGAGAAGAGTAACCTCAACACCGGTTATATTGCCGGCATCTCCGCAGCATGGCGTGACCAGTCTATCTATATACCCTTACGACATGAACGACGTAAATACTTTGACCATGACCTCGTTCAGCGATGGATACGGAGCCTTGCGAAACAAGACCATACACGGTTTATTTTCCATAACTTCGCATATGACTGGGGATGGCTTAATGCTGAGTTCGATATCAAGCCACCCCTTTTGCTTGACGATACGGGTGCCATGGCATCGATGATAGATGAAAACCGACCAGACTATTCATTAGATGGATTGTGTCAGTGGCAAGGATTACCGGGTAAAGACGAAACCGGGTTGCGTGAAGCAATGGCTTTACGGCGAGTACCAGCTAATCAAGTGAAAAGTATGCTCTTTGAACTACCGCCGCACCATGTCGGTCCATATGCTGAGCAAGACGCAGCGAGTACACTAACTCTGGCTCACCAGTTGCGACCATTGCTTTCAGAAGAAAACCTTGATTTTGCCTATCAAGTTGAACGTGATCTAATGCCTATCACGTTGTCGATGAAGCAACGTGGAATCCGTATTGATGCGATTCGGACTAACCGGTTGATCAAGGAAATCAAAGGACGATGTGATCAAGAGTTGGTTAAACTAAGTGAAAAGATCGAGGAGCGAGTCACAATTAATGAGTTGCGTCGGTCACGTTGGTTGGAAGCGAGCTTCCAAAAGATGAACCTTTGGTATCCACGAACCCAGAAGTCTGAAACCTATGCTGATGGACAAGCTAGTTTTGAAAAAAATTTTATGGCGACTCATGAACATTGGTTCCCTAGAACATGTCATAAGATTAAACATCAATATGATTTAGCTGATAAGTTTCTCGAGAAATTTATCTTGGGATATGCCTATAAGGGTCGCGTCTACCCCTCAGTTAATCAGTTCCGCAGCGAAACCGGAGGAGCACGATCACACCGGTTTTCGTATGCGGACCCACCGCTGCAACAGATGCCAAGTCGTGATGATGAGTGGGCACCACTTATACGATCATGCTTTATTCCAGAGGAAGGAGAAGTATGGGGAAGCATTGATTATCGCCAACAAGAATACCGGTTAATAGTGTTCACCGCTGAATTACAAGGTTGTACTGGAGCCAAGAAAGCAGCGGATATGTACCGGTCTAATCGGGACACAGATTTCCATAATTATGTTTCAGAAATCACAAGACTCCCTAGACGCCGAGCCAAGGACGTTAATTTTGCCAAGTCATATGGAGCCGGTGTCGCCAAATTTGGCTTGATGACCGGTATGAGTGAGGCGGAAGCAAAGGCGACGATGTTGCAGTATGATACTGAGCTACCATTTGTGAAGGAAGTTGCAGATTGGTATTCAAGATATGCTAACCGGTATGGTTATATTGAAATGTTAGATGGAGCTCGTAACCATTTTAATCTATGGGAACCTATGTATCGGGATTGGGATAAAGAGTTAGAATATAAGAAACAATATGGTGCAGCCGGTGTCATGCCATGTCACATGGAAGATATGCAGCTACGTGTAAGGGATATTACTCATCCCTGGAGTGGTGAACGTGTTAAAAGAGCATTCACACATAAAGCCTTTAATCGTATGATACAAGGAACAGCGGCCCGGCAAGTCAAACTTGCGATGGTACAAGTGTATCATGCTGGTTATCCACCGTTGCTGCAAATTCATGATGAACTTGGGTTTAGTTTCGCCAATCCAGAGAATATTGCAATTTGTGCAAAAATCATGGAAGAAGCAATGCCACAAATTACGATTCCAATGTTAACGGATACGAAAATTGGCAAGAGTTGGGGGGAACTCAAAAAATAATTTTTGTTAACCTATTGCGTTTCACAACGAGCCATAGTATAGTACAGAGTAGCATCGATGGAGGATCAACGATGTCTGTAGCACCTGAGCCCGGCCTTACTGATGGCAAAAAGCGGGTTCCTAAACCCAAGCCCAAAGCGGCTCATTCTGAAGCTTCGGTCGTAGCAACTCATGCCGAAGTCACCAACGGAGGTTCTATTGTGGACGTACAATCTGAGACTCATGCTACCGCACCAGCTATCGTAAATAGCGACGGTCATTCACCAGAACATATCGAAGTAGAAGTGACAGCCGAGACTACGGAAACAGAAACCCAGGTAACGAAGCCAAAGGGTACTCGGCAACGACTACATCGCTATGCTGATGATCAGATCATCACTGTGCTGAAACCTGATGCTAAAAGCGGTGCTGCATCTATTCGTTACAACGTCTACAAAACCGGTATGACGGTCAAGGAATACGTTGATATAATGACCTCAGACCCATATGACCGAAGTGTTGGTGAAGTCTGGAACGATATTCGGTGGGACACTGACGAGAAGCGCCAACTAATCCATATCGGCCCGGAAGTGGTTGATGTTCCGCCGCCTCCACCGCCAAAGGTTGCTAAGCCTCGTAAGAAGAAAGCTGCTGAAGCAACTACTGAAGAACACCAAGCAGAACAACCGGTCGTCGCGTAAGCTAACCCGGATCGTATAATTCCCTCACTACCCCATTAGGGATTCCTAATGGGGATTTTTTGGAGCTTCCATGAGACTTATCGTCTTAGACACCGAAACGTCTGACCTACCGGAGAACGGTGGGAAGATGATAGAGCTTGCTTGGGTAGCTCTGCAAAGTCCAGACTGGAAACCAATTTCCAGTTACGAGCATTATATCCAGTATAACGGACCGCTTAGCCCGAAGGCTCAAGCTCAAAATCATATCGAGCCTATAATGCTTACCGAGACTAACGGTGCGGTAAAGAGAGAGGATGCAGTTGCAGATCTTTTACATGCGATTGAGCCTGATACTATCCTTGTCGCTCATAACGTGGCTTTTGATCGTCAGTTTCTCCCGGAACTTACTCGACCATGGCTCTGTACATTCCGGGCGAGCAAGCATATCTGGCCAGAAGCACCAGGACACAGTAACCAGGTATTGAGATACTGGCTTGGTGTGAAACCTGATTTGTCCATAGCGGCTGATATCAAAGTGCGGATGCCACATCAAGCTCTCTACGACGTCGCAACTACAACCGGTATTTTACAGCTTATGCTCAAGCAGCATTCTCCTGAGCATCTGCAATTGATAGCTGGCAAACCGGCTCGTCTTAAGAGTATGACCTTTGGTAAGCACAAAGGAAAGTCCTTCCATGACATTCCTTGTGATTATCTAGTCTGGCTCAGAAAACAAACCAACCTAGATGAAGATGTCCGCTATACGATAGACTCGGTGCTCAGTGGCCAACAGTGATGACGGTGGTCTACGTCCGGAGTTCCGTAAGAGACTGTCGCAATACCAATGGAATACTATCGAAGTTGGTGCAATCGCCGGTGGGATACCAGACAGCGAGTTCTGTACCCCCACCGGTGTTCAGGGTTGGATAGAATTTAAACAAACCCACATCTTTCATGTGGATATTAAACCTCTGCAAGTGGCATGGCTGATGCAACGTTGCCGTTATGGTGGCAACGCCTTTATCGCTGTGCGTCGCACACCTCATTCCAAAAGAGAACAAGGAGCGGACGAGTTGTGGATTATGAAGGGAAACCAAGCTGAAATTCTACACAACCAAGGATTAACCGGTGTGGAGGCTTGGGTTTGGGAGGGGGGACCGAATAAGTGGAATTTTGCGGAAATTAGTGCTGTACTCCATAACAAAGTATGGTAATAACCCTTTACATCCTAGACCAAATATGGTATAGCATATTCACAGAAATCAATAGGGGCGCAATTCATGTTTCAGATGTACCAGCACCAGCAGGAAGCAGTCAACCGGTTGTGGCATAATCCGAATTATGCTTTGTTGATGGAAATGGGAACGGGTAAGTCCCGTTGCATCATTGAGGACTGGCTCAACAGAGTGAATCATGGGCTTGTAGATGATCTAGTAGTAATTGCACCTAAAGGAATGTATTTTAATTGGATCGGCTCTTCTGAAGAACCAGGGGAAATTGTGAAATGGATTGAACCAGATAGCTTGCCAAGGATTAGATATGTCCCCTGGATCTCTGGAGCAAATAAAACACATCAAAAAGCTTTGGATGATTTACTTTATGCCAAGGGTCCTCGGTTCATGTGTATGAACATTGAGGCACTAAATCGGCCCGGCAACGCTCGCAAGTATCTCTTAGACTTTGTCGCCAGAAGACGGGTCATTGGGGTTATTGATGAATCAACGATGATCGCACATGAATCTGCAGCTAGAACGAAATGGCTATTGGAAAATGCATGGCGCTTTCAAGTTAGAAGGATACTATCTGGCTTAGTAGTGCCAGAAAGTCCTATGGATTCATATTCACAGTACCACTTCTTAGATTGGAAAATTCTAGGACAGAAATCATTCTGGGGTTTCAGAAACCGGTATGCCATCACAGAGAAAGTAGATTTTACACCACGAGCCCATAAGGTTGGTGAAGCACCAGAAAAACAGAAACTCATCACTGTCATAACCGGTTATCGTAATCAAGAAGAGTTGCACAACAGAATGATGCAGTATAGTTATCGCGTCACTAAAAATGACGTGTTAGACTTACCGCCTAAGATCTATCAATTCTGGGATGTGGAGCTTGCGCCAGAGCAGCGTCGTATATACGATCAGATGAAAAATGTGGCTATGGCGAAACTCAGTGCTGACGAATATAGCACCGCGAAGATTAAGTTAGATCAACTTAGCAAGATGCAACACATCCTGTGTGGGCATGTTCGTAAAGAAGACGGTACCCTTGCAGATATACCAGAGCAAAGGACAGATGCAGTCATCGAAATCCTGCACAACCACACCGGTAAAGCCATCATTTGGGCTCCATATCCCTATACATTAACCAAGATTAGAAACCGAATCGCTGAAGAGTTTGGGGATGATTCAGTTATTGGCTATTGGGGCGAAACGACCCTGACTAACCGGTTGGTAGCAAGGGACCGAATTCAAAATGACGATCTATGTAGATTCATTGTTAGTAATCAAAGTGTCGGTAAGTTCGGTAATACATGGACTGCTTGTAATCTTGTTATCTATTATGCCAATTCATTTGATCAAGAAGACCGGCAACAAAGCGAAGATCGAGCTCATCGCATAGGGCAAACCAAATATGTCACGTACATCGATATACGGGCGCAAGGTACGATGGATGATAAGCTTATCCGTGCCCTACGTAAAAAGATGGACCTATCTGCAACTTTAATGGGTGATAAATTTAAAGAGTGGCTGATATAGTTGCAATCAGTTAAAATTTACACTATATTAGGTAGCACTATAGGAGACACACTAAAATGGAAGAGGTAACAGTAACCGCGTCAGTAACCAAGCCAGTAACCGCGTCAGTAACTACCAGGAGGACGAGAACCCCCCACGGTACACCGCGACGTCCAGAAATTGTATTTGACGTTATCCGTGGACGTGATCTAGAAAAAAGAACTCTAGATGACATAGGTCATGAATTAGATATGACAAGGGCCGGTGTTCGGTATCTTTATTACAAATGGCATGGATGGTTTTACCAAAATTATGAATGGTAAATAACCCTTTACATTCCAAGGGTACTTGTGTAAACTATTTGGTAGCCCTAAAGGAGGCTACCACATGTCAGCACAAGTCGTACGCTTGCAGACTAAGCCTACCACACACCGCACCATCACACAATATACTTCCTATAACTTTATTGATAAGGACCCCATTATCGATTACGTACGAACTCTTATATTGGTGAATGGGGGGATAGCAGCCGTTGCTAGAAGCAGCGGTGTGTCTCACGCTACAATTCACAATTGGATAAACGGTGCAACAAAACGGCCACAATTCGCCACGGTTGCCGCTGTACTTATGGCGTGTGGTGAAACCAAAATTAGTCTCCGCGCCATTCTTAGGAGAGGATAATTACACATGATAACCCCACAGACTATCGTGAAAACTGAATTGGCTATTATTAAACAAGTCTTTGATGAAGAAGGAAAATTAGACACTACCTTTGTCGTTGTGCAAGATGGAGCACATATCAGTATCCCATTAATACTCATGCCGTCAACTGATAGAGATCGTGTCAGTAAAACATTACGAGACTTAACGGCTCAAGTCATGCCAGACTTTGTCATCTATATCTCAGAGGCATGGTGTGCTATCGTGTCAGATAACAAATGTGATCTGCCACCTAGCAAGCATCCTGACCGGGTTGAAATTGTCATAGTTACGATAGAATTTAAAACTGGAGAACGATTTCTATGCACCGCGAATATTAAGCGAGAAAATAACACTGCACGATTAGAGGAATTTGAAATAAAAACTGATCTGAGTCTTGGTACTACGGGCCGCTTTATGAATTTCTACCCTAAAGTTTCTGCCCAAACTGAGTCCGGCTAGGACCCCGAGACCGTCCCAGTGACGAAGTAGAAGACACCGGTAAAACTCTAGACCCACGACCCAGAGCCG